TTACTGTTAAGAATTTTATGAGTGTGGGCAATACCACACAGGCCGTAAACTTTGATCGCAAGGATTTAACTTTGGTGTTAGGTGAAAACCTGGATCTTGGTGGCGATGATACTGGGGCACGTAATGGCACAGGTAAAACCACTATTATCAATGCTCTTAGCTATGCCTTGTACGGCAATGCCTTGACCAACATTAAAAAAGACAACTTGATCAACAAGACCAATCAAAAGGGCATGATGGTCACTATCGATTTTGAACGAGATGGCGTCAATTATCGCATTGAACGAGGTCGTAAACCCAACGTAATGCGCTTCTTTGTAGGTGACACTGAACAAGAAATCACCGATGATGCACAGGGCGATTCAAGAGAAACACAGGCCGAAATTGAACGCATGTTGGGCATGAGTCACGAAATGTTCAAGCACATTGTTGCTCTCAATACCTATACCGAGCCGTTCCTGGCACTCAAAGCCAATGATCAGCGTACATTAATTGAACAGTTGTTGGGTATTACACTATTGAGTGAAAAGGCCGATCGATTAAAAGAGCAGGGCAAGGCTACCAAAGATGCTATCACTGCCGAAGAAGCACGTATCAAGGCAGTAGGCGATGCCAATAAGCGTATTGAAGAACAAATTGAAAGCCTAAAGCGTAGGCAAGGCCTATGGGTGACCAAACATGAAGAAGAGATCAAAAAGCTACAGACAGCAATCGAAGAACTACAGAAAATCGACATCCAGGCCGAGATTCAGGCACACCAGGCGTTCAAGACATGGGATCAGACTCGAAAGGATCTCAATGAATTATCGTCGGCGATTACACGTACAAAAATGGACCTTTCCCGTGAGGAAAAAACGGTTAGCAAAATATCAGCAGAACTTGTTTCGCTTGAAAATCATACGTGTCACACCTGCGGTCAAGAGTTCCATGACGAAAAGCACCAACAGGTCCTGGGATCAAAGCAGAGAGATTTATCAACAGCAAAGCAGAATCAGGAACAACATGTTGCCACTTTGGCTGAACTACAGCAGGCTCAGCTTGGGTTGGGCGAACTGGGCCCGCGTCCAGTAACCTTCTATGACAAAGAATCGGATGCTATTCACCATCAGGCATCAGTTGATAGCCTAATCAAGCAACTGGAAACCAAGTTGACTGAAGCAGATCCTTACACAGAACAAATTGCAGAAATGCAGGAAAAAGGCATTGAGGAAATTGATTATGCCGTCATGAATGATCTAGCCAACTTGCGAGATCATCAAGAGTTCTTGTTAAAGTTGTTGACCAATAAGGATTCATTTATTCGCAAACGCATTATCGATCAAAATCTAAGTTATCTAAATGCTAGACTAGGACAGTACCTGGATCGTATTGGTCTGCCACATCAAGTTAAGTTTAATAACGACTTGAGTGTGACTATCACAGAGTTGGGTCGCGATCTGGACTTTGACAATCTATCACGTGGCGAACGCAACAGACTTATCTTGAGTCTGTCCTGGGCATTCCGCGATGTGTGGGAAAGTCTATACCAGCCTATCAATCTTTTGTTTATTGACGAACTAGTTGACTCTGGCATGGATAGCTCGGGTGTAGAAAATGCTCTGGCTATTCTTAAAAAGATGAGCCGCGAAAGCAACAAGAGTATTTGGTTAGTATCACACAAGGATGAATTGAGCGGTCGTGTAAACAACACCTTGCATGTGGTCAAAGAAAACGGCTATACCAGTTACAACACGGATGTAGAAATTGTATAAGGTTGTACACTTAGAATCCACAGATGTTTGTCAGGCCGCATGCCCACTATGTGCTCGCGAAACAGATACTGCATTTGATAAATCACTACGACATCATTTAACTGTGGCACAGGTACAACAACATCTGTCTGACGATGCGATTGCTGGCTTGGATAAAATGTTCATGTGCGGTAACTACGGCGATCCAGCTGCTGGAATGCATACCTTGGAGCTTTACGATTATTTTAGAAAAGTCAATCCCAGCATTACCTTGGGCATGAACACCAATGGTGGTATTCGCAATCAGTGGTGGTGGAATCAGATTGGATTAAGATTTAACCGACCACGAGACTATGTTGTTTTTAGCATAGACGGATTGGAAGATACTAATCACATATACAGAAAAAATGTAAATTGGTCTAGTGTTATGTTTAATGCGCAGGCGTTTATTGCGGCTGGCGGAAGTGCTCACTGGGATATGCTGGTGTATCGGCATAACGAACACCAAGTTGATGCTTGTGAACAACTAGCACGTAGCATGGGCTTTAAATGGTTTCGTGCCAAGGTTAGCAAACGTGACTATATCAACGGATTAGAAGAGCCAACGTTGTGGCAACGTCCTACCTATACACCAGGAAAAATTGACTGTCATGCACTAGCAGAGCAGAGTGTCTACATAGATGCACAAGGTCGACGTAGTCCTTGTTGTTGGTTAGGTGCAAGACAGCATGATTTTATTACTGACATTAAAGAAGTAAGTGTTAATTGGAATAACCCAGAGTTAGCAGATATCACTTGCATTACAACTTGCACAACCAAATCCAACATAACAGTATTTGATAGCCAATGGCAACGTGAGGTGGAATTATGTTAGCCACTTGGCATTTTCACGTTGAAATATCCAGCAAGTGTACCTTGCGTTGTCCTCGCTGTGCTAGACAGGAAGTTCCTGCTGGTTTGGTCAATACCGAATTGGACTTAGAGTTCTTCAAGCGTAACTTTACACCAGAGTTCGTTCTTGCCAATGTAGGAAAGATCACCTTTTGCGGAGACGATGGTGATCCTGTATATGCACACGACTTAATTGCTGTTGTTCGTTATATTAAAACAATTAAACCTGTTGAAATTGTTATCATTACCAATGGCAGTCATAAAAAAACAGAATGGTGGTCTGAGTTAGGTGGTGTATTAACAGAGCAGGATACAGTACATTTCAGCATTGACGGATACGACAATGCAAGTAATAATTTATACAGAGTAAACAGCGATTTTGTGTCTATTATCCAAGGTATTGAGACCTTAAGAGCCACTAGTACATGCAAATTAGTATGGGCCGCTATTGCGTTTAAATTCAACGAACTCCACATTGATTACATGCAATCACTAGCCGATAAGCTGGGAATGGATGCTTTCCAATTGACCTTAAGTACTAAGTTTGGAAAGATATACCCAAATTATGGTACAGTAGATCCACTACAACCCAGTGACCGGTATGTAAGCAACTCCTATAGATTTGAAAGACGTGTTACAGTACTAAGCCCGCGTGGTATTAATACAGCAGTTAAACAGATCAATTTGGAACTGTATAAAAAAATACAGCCGCAAGGCGACATTGTACCTTTGTGTGAAATAGGTAACAAAGGATTATATATAGATGCACAGGGAAGATTGTTTCCGTGTTGCTGGGTAGCCAATCGTTATACACACAATACCGAATGGCAGGAACTGGCCAAACGCTTTGACTTGCATAACAGAACACTAGCAGATGCAGTGGTTGACAAGTTTTGGGAAGGTAAGTTTAAACAGTTCAAGTGGCAAGAATGTCAGACCAAATGTACAAAAAATGTGGTCAATCAAGATTATGCAACTTCTTGGTAGCAAGATGATAACTACTATGCATGTCATGGATTTTCGAAAACAATATCGTAGAAACCCTACCCGAAACCTGTGTCGGATTTGTTTATTTGATCACAAATAAATTATCTGGCCGGAAGTATATTGGCAAAAAATTAGCAAGATTTAAAAAAACCACTTATCGTATGGTTAAACTAAAAAACGGTAAGAAGAAACGCAAAAAGATACGAGGTACAATCGATAGTGACTGGCAAACCTATTATGGGTCAAGTCCAGAACTATCCCGAGATGTGGCAGAATTAGGCGTTGACAACTTTACACGTGAGATATTATATTACTGTAAAAGCAAGGCTGAATGCAGTTACATTGAGGCGAGAGAACAATTTGCTCGCCGAGTATTAGAAACCGATGAATACTATAACGGACACATACAGGTCCGTGTACATGGCTCACATATTATCAACAAGATTTAATCTCAAGACACCAAGTCTATCTGTAGCAAACACAAAGTTTAATCGATATCGCACTCTGTTTGGTCGAGGCAACTCGACTCCCGTTGCGGACTGGTGGAATACCCAGTCCAGATGTTCTCGGGTGTGCAAGGCTAATGCTAACTTAAGGCAAAAAATGGTCGGGGCAATGAGAAAAAGCAACCCCAGCTTATAGGACTTGGATTTATTATCGGGTCACTAGGGTTCCGTTGATATGTGAAGCTAGAGTAAGGGGTACCGGTCAACCGCCTCTGCTGTCGTAAGACAAATCTCTTTATAATAAATGACTATGCTACTCGGATAATGCAAGTCATGTTCACCGTTTTGTACGGTGAATTATGACCAATTAATCTGGATAATACGTAAAAACAACAAATAAGAAAAAAAGATTTCTGAACGAAGTGAAAGAAATAGATCGGCGAAGCAGATCTTAGAAGAACGGAAGTCCAGACTCTTTAGTTGTTTCCATATGTTCTTTGATAATACTTCCAATGATTTCTCTTTCTTGCTGACTCAAGAACATGGCTTCATTGTAAGTAACTCCCCCACGCATGAACCAAGTGAACTTTAATGCTTCGTTTCTTATGGCTTTTGTTTGCTTGTCTAAGTCATCAATGTACTTGACAATGCCCTCATTGTCTAGAGTCAAAAGCCTTAGGCGAAAAAACTTGCGTAGTCAAAGTCCAATGGAACGGTGTAAGGGTTAGCGCAGGCAGT